ACCACGTTATTACCTACCTACACGATAACCACTACACTCCTAATACTCACAACATTCTACACGAAACTCGACGACGATGGGCCCACTTACCCGACAAAACTAAATCTCTTTGGCATCTTTAAAGGGGAGACCCCTTTGACCCCCCATTATATAGAAAAGTTGGATCCCAATTTTATTAATTAATCATCCTCTAATTATAAAAATTGATTTTTTTTTACCATTTATAGTAATTTGCGTTATAACTTTGCATATCAACTTATCAAATGCCTTTTGATGCTAAGAAAATAGCTGCGTCTATTTTAGATGCTGAGCGGCGTAAGGCGTTGAAAGAGCCATGTAAATGTAAATTACTTGTGAAAGCCTGCCAATCTGGCAAAACTGGGGAGGCGATCAGAGACTGGATTATGGAGCAAGCTAAAAGCGATGCTAGTGCTCACGCCAAAGTTAGAAAACTTGCTATATTTGTATGTGATAATTCACTGTTATTAACGCAACAGACTGGCTCTCGGATTGCTGCTGATGTTGAGATTAAAGGTAACACAGTGACACTTTCCAGTAAAGCTGACTATAAACACATTGATAAACTATCAAAAACTATCATAGCAAACAAAAATATAAGTACAATAATTTGTTGTGGAAATTCACGCCGGTTTCGTGATATTACTGAACTGTCTAATACACTTATTAGATCAACTGATATATACAGACTATCAGTTTATCTAGATGAAGCTGATAAAATACTAGGTAGTAAAAATACCAAAGCGGAAATTGATAAATGGCGTAGCCAAATGAGCTGTATTAAAAATATTATATTTATAACTGCTACTCCATATGAAAGCAAGTCAGATAATCTAGTAAAGTCTTTTGGTAGTTTAGAGCTACTCAATATTGGAAGTGTTACTAGTCCTGACTACCATAGATTATCTGACTGTGAACTTATAGATACAAGTGAAATCACTATAAGTAGTAATGTTGACTACTGTGCAGATGTTTTTGAGAAATTTATTCCTGAAGGCCCCAAAATTGGAGATGTATACTTTATCCCTGCACAGCATGAAAGAGAGACTCACGACGAAATGGAAAAACTACTTTTAGATATTGGCTTTGATTGCGTTGTTAAAATTAATGGGTATAAAAAAGAATTTACGATTAAGACTGGGGAAGATGAATTTAAGAAAATTCCTTTTGCTAGCTATGATGAGGTTAGTAAATATTTAGGAAATTTCTATAGTACGAATAATGGCAAAGATAACTGGGCAATGGCAATAACCGGTAACATTTGCATCAGTAGAGGCATTTCTATTCAGTCGCCTGAATGCTTTATTAATCATGCTATATATGGTCCACTCTGTGCTAGCAATTATAAAAATTTATATCAAATATTTGCTAGGGTGTGTGGTAATATTCGTAAATTTCCGGGCTATCTTGAAAATGGCAGTCCAAAAATATACACTACTAAAAAAAAGTTCGATTGCGTATGTAAAATGGAGAAATTTGCAATAGATCTTTCTGTGCTTTCTAGTCTAAAAAGTATAACTCCAATAGTATTAGATAAAACAATGATAAATGATATGTTTAATTAATAATATTAGTTTAGTAAAATTTTTTTTATTTTTTTATATTTTACTATTAATGAATACCAATAGAAGATTTGGTAATATGGCAAATAATTTTCTTGATGGTCATAGTGGAGAAGTCAAACAGACAAAATATGCAGCACTCGCTCAAACAACACTAAATAATATGGCTACTAAATTTTATGGTAAAAAAGCTACTTCCAGTTTAGGTAATATGAATCGGCATTTTGATATTCAATTAACTTTAGATGATTTACCAGAAGAAAAAATAGTTAGAAAACCAATATTAAAAGATTTAATAGTACCTAATAATAATTTAATTAATATTAAAAGTTATGAAAATATAAATTTAAGTAATAATGTGACTGATTTTACCAAATTAAATTTAAATAAAATTTACATAATAGTAAATAATCATGTATTAAATGAAGGATATATTTATAAAAATTTTTTTGAGAGTAATAATATTACATCTGAAGTAGTTAATTTAAATGGCGAAATGATAAGTGACACTATATATAGAGATGTTTTAGATAATAATGATAAAATACTATTAATATTTGGTGTTACTACTATAAGTAATCCTAGAATACTTTATAATTTAAAACATAAATGTCTAATTTATCAAATAGAACAAAAAAATATACTTAGTGCTAGTGATTTATATGTTCTAAAAGAATTTTTAAAAGATATGCCTAATATAATAGAATTTTCGCATAATAACGACTTTTATAGTAAAAATATAGATTTAAAATTACCATTAATCCAATCACAAACTAATAATACTCAAAAAGATATTGATATACTTTTCTATGGTTCATTAAGTACTAGACGTAAAAATATATTAAAACAATTATACCAATTCAAAAAATATAAGATAAAATATGTCTATAATACTTATGGGAATGAATTATTAAATTTAATAAATCGATCAAAAATTGTACTAAATTTACATAGTCAAAATGATTCTTTTCTTGAAATATTTAGAATAAACTTAGCACTTTCATATAATACATATATTATTAGTGAAAGTCCTATACATAAAAATGAAAAATATCTATATGATTTATATAAAAAACTAGTTTTTTTTATACCACAACTAGATCCATATGATAATAATAATTATAATAATCTTACTAAACTAATTGATAAATTATTAAAAGCAAATAGTATAAACTTAGGAGATAAAACAGATAAAATAAATATAATAAATAATATATCACAAAAAGTATTATTTGAAAACCTAAATATTATGGACTCTACTATAAATAATTTACGAAAATCTAATTTAGATGAAACACTATTTCATAAATATTATCTAAAATTAGAAACAACTGATAATCAAATAAAATATAATATTATAAAAACAAATATTTCCGATTATTTTATAGAGAGAAAATACTATGCGCATTTACACTGTTACGATATTTCTAAATTTAATGAAATATATGGAGAATATATTGACACAATATGTAGATATTTTTCAGTTATAGTTACATATAGTATTGGAAATAATACTATAGATAAAAATAGTGAGTTAGTTATATTAAAGATACCAAATAAGGGTATGGATATTGGTGGAAAGTTTTGTGCAGTGAAATATTTAAATGATAATAATATTTCATATGAATATATACTATTTTTGCATTCTAAATCTAATCCGGAAACTCGTAAAAAATATTTTGAACCATTAATAAATAATTTAGATGATGAATTTATTAAAAATATTAATGAAAATGATGGATATTTTCCAGATATACAATGGGAAATAGTGGGAGATAAATTAAAAATGATAAGTGGAGATCCTGAATTTGCAGATAGTAATTTACCTGAACGAAATCTTTTATATAGAAATAGATTATTAAAATATTTGGGTATAAACAATAATATAAATAAATTTATAAAAGGAAATTGTTATATTCTCTCTAAAAAAATTATAAATAAGTTATATACTGATCCTTTATTATATAATATTTTAAATACAGAAACTAGTTTTGATTATAATTGGGTTTGTAAAGCTTATAATATTCCTGGTGATATTTATGAAGTTTATAAACAATTTAAAGAGAGAAAATTAGCACCAAAAAATCAAAATTCATTTGATGGATATTTGGAACGTGTTTTTGAGAGAGTGGTATTAAATTTTTGCGATAATTATAAATGTTTAAAATTATATAATAAAATTAATATTTTAATTAGAAATACATATAGACCTACTTATTTTAAAAAATGTATAGATAGTGTTTTAAATCAAGATTATAAAAATTATAAAGTAATTATGTGCTATGATGATGACTATTGTCTTGAATACTTAGAACAATATAAAAATAATCCAAAAATAGAATTATTTAAAGTTAGAGAAGTAGACAAAAGTCTTGTAGCATTTTATAATTTATATTGCAATCAATTATTAGATAAAGTACCAGATGGATGGATTATGTTTTTAGACGATGATGATATGTTTTCTAACTATAATGTATTAAATAATATAAATCATTATTTAGCTAATACTAATAATTTAGTATTTTGGAAATTTAAAAGACCTAATCAATTAATATATCCAGATATTAAATTATTAAAAAGAGATACTATAGCTTCTTGTGGATATTGCTTTCATTCAAAATATAAAGATTTATCACAATGGACAGCATGGCAAGGTGGAGATTATGATTATATTAATGGTTTAATACAAAAAAATAATTTTAATAAAAATTTTATAGACAAAGTTTTAACACAAACTACATTTAATGAAATGAAAGTTGGTAATTTTGGACAGAAAGAGCCTTATCCAAAAAAAAAATATTCAATAATAATGGCATATTTTAATAGAAAAGAACAAACTATATTAACATTTAATCAATTTGAAAGATTATATGCAAATAAATATGATTTTGAAGTAGTAATTGTAGATGATTGTAGTGATGAAAACGAGAAACTATCCGATATAGTAAATAATTATTCATTTAAAATTAAATATATTGAATTAAAAAATAAAACATGGATTAATCCTGTTATTCCTTTGAATATTGCTATTTCAAATATATCACAAGATGTAGATACGGTAATCTTTCAAAATCCAGAAACATTTCATTGTACGAATATTTTGAGTCATGCTATATATATAAAAGAAGATGAATATTTTGTTTATCCAGTTTTTAATTCACCTTCATATGAAGAAAATGAAAATTTAAAACAATTATTTGAAAAAAATACTACTAATTATTATTATGATTTTATAAAGAAAATAGATTATAAAAAATATAGAGGAGAATGGGATAATAGAGTAATTGATGTATGGAAAGGTTGGTTACAACATAAAGACTTTAACGATAGACAATTACATTTTTTAACTGCAATTCATAAAAGTAAATTAGATAAAATAGGAGGATTTTGTAACGAAATGAAAGATGGGTTATGGTATGATGATAATGAATTTTTGACAAGAATTAAAAAAGTAGCAAAATGTATAAGTATAGAGAGTAATGAATTAATAGGAATTCATCAGAAACATAGTGGAGGTTCAAATGAAAATAAGAAAACTGAAAATGATAATGAACTTATAAAAAAAAATCTAGATATTTTGAATAAAAATAAAGAAAATAATGTAATTTATTGTGAGCCACATTTATCAGTAAATTACAATTATTATATAAATACTAAAATTTCAATAGTAATGGCTTATTATAATCGTAAACCACAAACATTAGAAACTTTAAAAGGTTTTGAAAGAATGTATACTGGAAAATATAATTTTGAAGTAGTTATTGTTGATGACAATAGTAACGATGAAAATAAATTAGAAGAAGATATTAAACAATTCACATTTCCTATAAACTTGATTGTAATAAGTGCTGAAGAAAAAGGTGATATAATAAATCCTTGTATAGCATATAATCGAGGATTTTCGGAGGCAACTGGTGATATTATCGTTATTCAAAACCCCGAATGTTATCATGTTGGTAATATTTTAGAGCATACAATTAATAATCTGAAGGAAGAAGATTATTTAACTTATAGTTGCTTTTCAGCGAATAGCGAAGAAATAACATATCAACTTATTGATAGTGTATCTCCTTTATCTTTAATAAATAATAAGGATTTTTTAAATAAAAATTTTCATATAATGGATAACCACAAATTTAATTGGTATAATCATCCTTCTGAAGGGGCAGATGGGATTGGGTCGAGATGTACTAATTATCACTTTTGTAGTGCAATTTATAAATGCAATTTAAATATAATAGGAGGATTTGATGAACAATTTAAATACGGGTTTTGTTTTGACGATGATGAGTTTTTACATAGAATTAAACATAACTTGAAGTTAAAAATTAAATGTATTGGTTCAAATAATTGCTTAGTGTTACACCAGTGGCATCCAAAAACAATTGTAAAATTTGATAAAAACAATTTACTAAGATTTAAATGGAATTACAACAGTACTTTAATGGATGTTTACTGTAACGGTAAGAACTTTAATTATCCAAAAATATTTCATACTTATTGGGATGGATCATGTATGTCATATTTAACTTATTTAACTTATGTTTCATTTTTAAAATATCACCCTGATTGGAGTGTTGTAGTTCATATTCCAGAACAAAGATATGAAAAAATAAGTTGGGTTACTCCTGAACAAAAAGATAAATACACAGGAACTAATTATTTTAATAAATTGTTAGATAATCATCGTATAATTAAAAATTATGTTGATTTTGAAAAAATTGGTTTTGATAATAATATATCAGAAGTAATTAAAAGTGATTATTTAAGATATTACATATTATATAAATATGGAGGTGTTTGGTCAGATAATGATATAATATATACTGGTAGTTTGGAAGATAAATTAAAATATCAACAAGATGAAAATATTTTATTTAAATGTTCATATACTAAAGGTGAATTTTACTACCCAATAGGATTTTTTTGTTGTAAAAGAAATAGCTCTTTTTTTAAGACTCTTATAAATTATTCAAAAAAATATTATAACAAAGATTATTACCAATGCATTGGAGCATCAATGATAATTGATCTTCTTCACAAAAATAAAATAGATATTAGTAAGTCCATATTTTTAGATAATACATATTATTTGCCATTTCATTTTAATGAGTTGGATAAAATATTTAAATTAAAAAATAGTAATTTACATAACAATACATTTGGTGTTCATTGGTTTAATGGAGCTAAAGAATCTAAAATATATCAAAATGAACTATCTGATAGGATTCATAATTTCGAAAACACTTGTTTTATAGATCAATTAATAAATGAATATATTAAAAATATAAAATATTGTATAAATTATTATACTAATTACTTTACCATTCCAAGCGAAATGAAGACAAATAAAAATACGAATAAATGGTTACTTGAAAAAATTCCAAAAAGATTATTTGTATATTGGGGTGGAGAAAAATTACCGTGGTTAAGGTATATGACTGTAGAATCTTTTATTAAATTTAACCCTGATTGGGAAATAATATTTATTATCCCAAAAATTTTATCTAATCTTCTTCCTTGGCATGAAAAACAACCAGAACGTAATGGTTTGGAATATACGGATTATATGCCAAAAATATATGAATTAGAAAAAGAAAATATGCTAAAAGTCGAAATTTTTGATTTTGCAACAATAGGATTAGATAATAATTACAACGAAGTTCATAAATCAGACTTTTTAAGATATTATTTACTATATTTCAGAGGTGGTGTATGGTCTGATATGGATATACTTTATTATAAATCAATTAACTACATTTCTGTTAATAATTCAGAATATAAAGAAAAAGAAGTTTTTGTTAAATATAAAGAGTATGATAGTAAAGAAATTGGAATTGAAGGACACGCAATTGGTTTTTTGATGGGTTCTCCTAATAATTCATTTTTTAAAAATGTATTTAAATTAGCAAAGAAGAAGTATAGCCCACAAGGTTATCAAATAATTGGACCTGACTTATTAAATGAATACTATCCAGTTAATAATGAATTAAAAAACATGTATAATTTAGAATGTATAACAAAATCAGATATCTATTCTCTTGATCATAATACTCCATCCTTATTCCAAAATTTAGAAGATAATCCATTTGATAATTATTATATAAAAAAATCTTTTGGAATACATTGGTATGGCGGTCATAAAAATTTTAAAAATGTTTTAATGGAAATAGATGAGGATAACTTTGAAAATTATCCAAACAATGGATTTGTTGTTAAAAAGTTAAGAGAATTAAAAAAAATATAAATATAAAAAATATATAAATATAAAAAATATATAAATATATAATAAAATAAGTTATATGGATAATATATCAAAAAAAATCTCTATAGTTATGGCATATTATAATAGAAAAGAACAATTACAATTAACATTAAGATCAATAAAACAATCTGAGATAATCCCATTTGAAATAATTATATGTGATGATGGTTCTGATGATGATCAAATTTTAAGATATGAAGATATTGAAAGTTTTAATTTAAATATTATAATAATAACTGTATTGAAGAAAGATAAAAATTGGATAAATCCTTCAGTAGCATATAATAGATGTATTAGTAGATCATCAGGCGATATAATTGTAATTCAAAATCCCGAAGTATATCATTTATATGATTGTTTGCATTATATTACTCTTAATTTAAATCATAATGATTGGATAAGTTTTAATATATATGGACTATCTAATTTTGAAGAAAATTCATTAATAAGAAACAGCAATAATCAGGATTATATTTTTGACATAATCAATAATTCAACGAATCGAATAGGTGGAACTGAATTACGACCAGAAGGTTCTTGTCCTGCTGTTGTCGGGGGATGGTTAAATAATAAAGACCATTTTGTAGCATATCATTATCTTGCAGCAATACACAGAAAAGATTTAATTAATAAATTAGATGGGGGATTTTGTGAATTATATAAAAATGGTCCTTGCTACGATGATGATGATTTAATAAAACATCTAGTTTATAAGAAATTTAATTTTAAAATTCCTTCATTTAATAAAGGTGAACCTATGGGAATTCATCTATACCATACAAAATCACATACAATTCCTAATTTTAAGGAATTACATGAGGCTAATGGTTTAATTTTCAATGAAAGAATGAAAAATATTAATTTTAAGCAAGTTGTTTCTATATATGCAAGTCCCGAAAATGAACGTCCTAAACCTATAATAACAAACTATAAAAGTGAATTATATTTTTTATATAATAATGTACCAACAAACTATATTAGCTTAGTTATAATATCAACCAATTTAAAAAGACGATTTTACACTTTAATTGATACAATTAGCTCTTTTAAAAAATTTTATAAAATTAGTTTTGATGAGATTATACTTTCTATTGATAAATTAGAAAATTATGGGGAAACTTATTCTGAAGAAGAAATAGTTAAATTTATGAGTGAAAATGAAATATTATCAGCAGAACAAATATATTTCAAAAAGGGAGAAGGTATGATATCAAATCAATGTAATGGCGTTGGATTATCAAAAGGTAATATTATTATATATTCGGAAGATGATATAATTATGAATAATTTACCATCTAAAAAAAATATTATAGAGTTAACAAAAACTGGTATTATAACTTATAATAAAGATTTGTCTTATTCTGGTAAAAATAGAGATGAAGATATGGAATTATATAGAATAGATAACCAATATGATAAAAAAGATTTTATTCTTTGTAATAATGAGTATTTTTATAAAAAAGATAAAAATAGATTCAGTAAAGAACTTAATAGATATTCCTCAGGAAGAAATTTATCTGTATTATTTCCATGTGCTATAATGAAAAGGCAAATATTTACAAAAGTATATAATGAAGTATCAAAATTAAATTATGAGTTTCGTATTGAGGCTGCATTTTCACATGTAGTTAATTCTAGTTTGTTAGAAACATATATTTTTTGTAATAATAATAATATTCCATTAGAAGTTCCTTGGTTGTATAGAGATAATAGTAATAAAATTAAGGTATCAGGGGAAACAATTGATAGAGATTCTTCTAAATTATCATTATTATCAAATGATTGTATAAATAAATATAATGAAATGAATAATATTAAATCAATAAATAGTTTATTAGATAACGATTTGTCTCTAGACAATATGTTGAATATTCAAGATAAATTTTCAAACACATATCTAAATTACGGTAATAGTTTTTTAACATCAAATCTACAACTTAAATTAGCAAATGCTCTAATGAAAAATGATCCAATTTTTATATCAAGAGTAGGTGGTTCAGATATGAATTTTGTATTTTCTTATTTACGTGGGAATTTTAATACAGAAGAACAAATCTTAAAAGAATTTAACGGATATTTTGATAATTCTGAAGATGAAACTGTTAAAAAACATAATATAATTAAATTCGTGGATAATTATTATAACAATCTTAGAAATAATAAATTTAACTCTTTTGTTGAATTTTTAGGAATGTTTATTGATAAACATTTATATAATACTTATACCCCCATAAGGAAACAATTACTAGATAATATATTTAATAATTCAAGTTTAATATTTGACTATAATTCAACATTTTGTAATCCAAAATTTATTATTGAAGGTATGGAAATTTGGGCAAAGGGTAAAAAAATATTATTTATTAGTCCTTTTTCTGAAAGTATAAAATATCAATATAAACAAAAAAAAAATTTACATATAAATTTAAGAATACCAGATTTTCAGTTACTAACATATACCACACCTATAACTTATAATACTGAAAATAAAGTTTCATTTAGAGATACTAATAATTGGTTTGAAGCATGTGACGTAATTTTTAATGATATCAAACAAATTGATTTTGATATAGCATTTCTATCTTGTGGATGTTATGCTAATGATTTAGGTTATAGGATAAAAAATAATTTAAATAAAAAGGCGATTTATTTAGGTGGAGGTCTAAATCTTTTATTTAATATTTATGGAAAAAGATATACAAATCATATATGGAAGCCTATTGCTGATAAATATTTAAACTATGAATATCAAATTAAAGCAATTGAGACAGAACAATATAATAATATGAAATGCGCAAGAAGATTTAAAAATGAAGGATTAAATGCATATTTTTAAATATATATATATTAATATATATATATTAATATATGGAAGCATTTAAGAATAATTGTATAGAATCAGAAAAAGTTATTAAAGCTAATTGGAGGTATGGTAGTATTTTAAGTCTAATTAATGACAATTATATTAATAATTTACCTGATGGAGATATATATGAATTCGGTGTATTTGCGGGATTATCTTTATACATATTTGATTATATTTTTTCTTGTAATAATAAAATAAAAAAAATTCATGGTTTTGATTCATTCAAAGGATTACCTGCGGAAAAAAATGATAAACTAAATAAGCCTGAATGGTCTGAAGGTTTTTTATCTGTAATAAGTGGCCCCAATCAGCTTTCTGAGAATGTGAATACAGTAGAAGAAGCGAAAGAATTTATATTAAAAAAATGGAATTTTACATTTAAAATAAATTTAATAGATGGATTTTATTGCGATTCTCTAAATGAAAATACATATAAAAAATATAATATGGATAAAGCCAGTATTATAGATTTCGATGCAGATCAATATACCTCTACAATTGAATGTTGGGATTTTATTATAAAAAATAATATATTACAAATAGGAACATTACTATTTTATGACGATTGGGGAATAGAAAACGAGTATTTATATGGAGAATCAAAAGCACATTTAGAATTTACACAAAAATATAATATAGAATGCATTGAATTATATGACAGCCAGCATGGACAAAAAATATTTAAGGTAGTAAATATTCCATTTAAAAACTTATAAAATAATTCAAATAAATTAATTTATAATAATATTTTTATATATATTATTAGAAATGAAAATCTTTATTTTTGGATCAAATGGAATGTTGGGTAACTATATTAAATCATACTTATCAAAATCATATGAAATAATTCCTCTCACTAGAAAAGATTATGATCTTAGTCAATTATCTATTAACTCATTAAATGATTTACTTAAATCACAAAATCTTCAAAAAGATGATATAATTATTAATTGTGCCGGAGTTATTCCTCAAGCATCAAAGCAAAGAGGATTAAACACACGACTTTATTTTACAATTAATTCATTGTTTCCAGTTATGTTAAGTCAAATATGCGATAAACTTGGAGCAAAAATGATACATATAACTACAGATTGTGTATTTAGTGGTAAAGACGGTAACTATAATGAAAACTCATTACATGATGAAATAAATGATTATGGAATGTCAAAATCATTAGGAGAACTATCTAAGGCTACTATTATTAGAACATCAATAATTGGAGAAGAAGTTAATAATAAACGTTCTCTTGTAGAATGGGTTATTAGCAATAAAAATAACACTATAAATGGTTACAAAAATCATTACTGGAATGGTGTTACATGTTTACAACTAGCAAAAATAATACAAATAATAATTCATAATAATAATTTTTGGAATGGTGTTCGCCATATATATAGCCCTCATACTGTTAGTAAATATGAACTAGTATCTATGATAAATAACACATATGAATTAAATATTATAATTAATCCTTTTGAAACTGAATTTAGATCGGATAAAAGTATTTCAACAATATACAATATAAATAATGAATTCAATATTCCTGATTTAAAAGAACAAATTGATGAAATTAAAAAATATAAATTATATTGAATTAATATTATATTAAAAATAATTGTATTTTTAATATATTAAATGAAAACAATAATGACTATTAGTGGTATTAGACCAGACTTCATTAGAATGTCAGAGATTTTTAAAAAATTAGATCAAAATTTTAATCACATATTAGTTCATACAGGACAACATTATGACGAATTATTATCAGGAGTTTTTTTTAAAGAACTAGATATTCGTAAACCAGACTACATATTAAATACCGGAAAAGAAGGTGGAACGCATTATCATCAATTAAGTTATTTATCAGTAGCAATTATGGATTTAATTAAAGACAATAATTTAAAACCAGATATTATAATATTTTTAGGAGATTCTAATACAGTATGTGCTGCTTTACCATTGAGAAAAGAAGGATATATAATTGGTCATGTTGAAGCTGGTATGCGTTCGCATGATAAAAGAATGTTAGAAGAAATAAATAGAACTGTATGTGATCACTGCAGTCATATTCTTTTTGTTTATCATGATGATTATAAAGAACATGTTTCAAAAGAAAATATTAAAGAAAATGTTCATGTAGTTGGAAATACTATTGTTGAAGTATGTAAACCCTATATTCCCACAATTAAAAAGAAAAATGATATGATATTGGTTGATATACATAGACCCGAAAACTATAAATATAAACATCGTATGGAAAATATAGTAAAATACGCAAATGATTGTTCTAAAAAATATGGTTTACCTGTTAAGATGTTGAAATTTTTTGGAACTTGCAAACATTTAAAAGAATTCAATATTGATATGAAAAATATAGAATTAATTGATTTATTGTCTTATAAAAAATATTTAGATACTATTTATCATTGTAAATTTATTATTTCTGACAGTGGAACTGGTCAAGAAGAACCAGCACTATGTAATACACCTGTAGTTGTTCCAAGAGATTATACAGAAAGACCTCAATCAATAGAATTTAACTGTAGTATTATGTTAAAATTAGATGATTTATCCAATGAAAAAGATACACATAATTGGTTATCTAAACACTTTAATAATGAGTTAATAATAGATTCAAAATGGCTTGGTGATGGTTCTACATCAGAATTAGTTGTTAAACATTTACATAAATTTTTAGATCTGTAAATAAAATAATATTTATTAAATATTATTTTACATTTTTTAGATTATTTTTTTATTACAGTTATAAAGGTCTTTATATTTAATAGGATCAGCCCTTAATAATCGTAGTTTATCTTTTTCTGCATTTTCTGGTTCATCTGGATGCTTCACAAAAAAAGCCTTCTCTCTTTTATTTAAGTCATTATATTTTTCACTTAGATAAGATATTGTTAAAAATATACGTTTCTCTCCATTTTTACAATTAACGGGATGAGGGTTCCCATGCCACGCATAATCATTGCATTCAAAACTCAATAAAGTATTAAATGCAGGTAAAACTTTTGCTTTACATTCAATAAGTTTTGCATCATTACTAATACAATTCTCTCCCTCCCAAATCTCTAAATGACCACCATTATTTTCTTTCCAATCTTTACTTAAATATATACCCAATGTCACTTGCTTTTTCTGTTTGGTAATTGGATGTAAACCAGCATCTACATGGATATCTAATTTGTCTCCATCATTATATTTATGAATACCCCACCAGTTTTTAGTAGGATCATTATATAATTTTATATTATAAATATTTGATATTTCTTCTAAAAAATTAGAAGATGTTAAAAATTTAAATATTTCACTAACTGTTTTAGGTAAATTATTTTTATTTCTGAGGGTATACTTATTTTCAAATGGGTTGTCGTATCTATCCCAATCTTCATCCGGAATACTTAGTATTTCATCTCTTGCATTTATAGCAGTAGCTTCTGGTAAAATATTTTTTTTTACAAAATACATAAAAGGATCTTTTTTGATATTAATTTTTTTTAGAGAGAAATTTATAGTATTTTCATCTTTATCCTCTATTAATTTTAAAGATTCTAAATACTTTTTCAACTCTTCTTTTGATAAAGGATTAATTGTACTATTATAATCGCGAATATTTTCTCTTGTCATAAAATTTGTAAAAGGAGGCTTTATATACATATAATCATCTTTACCAAATTCTAATCTCATTGACTGTGTTTCATTAATAAGTGATTCCAACATTTTTTCACCAGGTCTTAATATACCATCTACTATAGGTTTATTGTATAATTCAGAAAAAATTTCAATAAGATCAATAACAACACACGATATAAGTTTTGGAATAACTATATCTCCACTTTCAGCATAGATTAAAGCGTGTTCTACTAAATCTACACTTTGATCTAATGTCATGACAAATCGGGTCATATTTCTATCTGTGATTGAAAAATGTTTAATATTTTCATCTTGTCCTAATTTATGTAACATAGGAATAATACTTCCTCTTGAATTTAATACATTACCATAACGGACACAAACAAATTTAATAGAAGGAACATATTTTGCTTTTTCTATCATCAAACATTCTGATGCAGCCTTTGTCATGCCATAAATATTAACAGGACTACATGCTTTATCTGTACTAATAAAACATACTTTTTTTAAATTTGTCAATAATTTTAAATTATTTTCTATTTCATCTAATACATTTTTTGTTCCAAATAAATTTGTATTTAAACATTGATCTGTTTCATATTCACATCTGTCAATATGTTTTAATGCAGCAGCCATTATAATAATATCAAAATTATGTCTTATAATAGTTTGTTTGATTTTTTCTTTATCAGCAATATTACCTATAATAAAGTGCAACTTTTTATGATTGTTATAATCTATTTGCATAGACCAATGTTTAGACTCATCTCTTGAATATAGGTATAATTCATTACTTTCTAGATATCGTTTAACTAAAGCATTTCCTAGAGAACCTGTTCCGCCAATAATTAAAATTTTTTGATTCTGAATTAATTGCATATATATATATATAAAATTAATTATGTTAAAAACTATCCGTATTTTCTAATTCTTTTAATTGTTCTTGAGTATTAACTCCCATAACTTCATATTTATTTTCTAAATAGACTAAATCTATCGATTTTTTATCAATAAAATTAAATATATCTGTTAAATAATATTCATTTTGCTTATTATTATTAGTAATCTTACAAATATTATTAAGTATAGTTTCACTTTTAAAAGAATATATTCCACTATTAACTATGTCTACTTTTCTCTCTATCTCATTACAATCTTTTTCTTCTACAATTTTAACAAATTGTTCTTTATCTATTATAATACGGCCATATCCAGTCGGATTATCTAATTTATTTATTAATAAAGCAGCATCACTTTTATTAAGCGACATATTTAATTTTTCTAATGTATCACTTTTAATTAAAGGAACATCTCCTGATAGAATTGTTACTGATGAATTTTTATAATTAGAGAGAAAATCTTTACAACACATTATAGCATGCCCTGTACCTAATGCTTCTGGTTGAATTATATACTCTATTTTAGATGTATCTTTTAAATATTGATTTATGGTTTCTTGAATTATATTTCTATATTTTCCAACAATAATACCAATTTTAATTGGATTAATTTTTAATGCAGTTTCAATAACATGAACTATAAGAGGTTTTTCTTTTAATAAATGTAAAACTTTGGGTAATTCTGAGTTCATTCTTTTACCTAATCCTCCTGCCATAATTAAAACAACCTTTTCATTTATTAACAAATCTAAACCTGTATGTAGTGATATATTAATATTCCATCCTAAATGTCGTAATTTTTTATTACTTATATAATATCGTTTATCATTAAATGGTCTATCTTCTATATATGTAATCCATTTTTCATAATCTTCTGTCAAATGGATTTTCTTTATGAGGATTTTGGCTACGTCTAAGATTGAATATTCCATACCTTCATCACACCCTATATTATAAATCTCACCAATTTTGCCTTTTTCTAAAATAGTAATAAAAGCATTGGCTGTATCAAATGCATGTAAAAAAGCTCTAACACAAGAACCATCTCCTTGAATTGTTACCTTTTCTCCCATTTTTAATTGTTTAATAAATTTCGGAATAACTTTTTCAGGATATTGATTTGGTCCATACACATTATTGCCTCTGGTAATAATAATTGGCATATTAAAAGAATGGTTATAAGATGTGACTAGCATTTCAGCAGCAGCTTTTGAAGCAGCATAAGGATTTGTAGGACAAAGAACTGATTGTTCTGTTTTATGTTGTTCATCTACTTCTAACATAGATTCTCCATAAACTTCATCTGTTGAACAATGAATAAATCTCTCTAAAGTTGGGCAATAGAGCCGCGTAACTTCTAAAAGATTATGTGTTCCTAATACATTATCTTTTGTATATTGGATGGAATCTGTAAAACTATTTTGAACATGAGACTGAGCAGCAAAATGAATTATATGTGTAATAGGATTAGATTCAAAAATATATTTAAGCAAGTCATATGATTGAAGATTACCATTGATAAATTGATAATTGTTTGAATCTCTAATCTCTTTTTCTACATTATTTTCATTAGCACAATAGTAAAGGGCATCAAAATTTATTACTTTTGTATTAGGATTTGTTTTACAAAAAATATTAATAAAGTTTGACCCTATAAATCCTGCCCCACCAGTTATAAAGATAACTTTGTTATCCATTATAATTTAAACAATACAATTATATATTTAAACTAACGAAAATTTTATTTATTATTGTTTAACTGTTTTAATAAAATCTGCAATTAGATTAGCTAATTCTGTATTTGGAACAAGAGTATTACTGGGTAGTGCTAAACCTGTTAGTGGAGAACTAACTCTTTGTGCAAACCATGTTTCAATTGCACTACGTTCATATGTAAAACCATCTACTGTTTTAACTGGATCACTCATAATTTCCTGTAAAATTGGACAACAATAATGATGCGGAATTTCATCACTAGATAAATGACTTACAATTTCACTATAATTTTCTGGTATTGTTGCAATATTAGTAAATGCTAAATTGAGTCTTTTAATTGTTTTAACAACTCGTCTTATAGTACGAATTTTTGTTTTATCAAGAGATTCCTGTTTTGCATAACAATTTTCAGAGTTAAAACAGATATTGCGTTCTCCAATAACAGGAAGATCAACTTTGATATGCATTAAACTAGACGAGAAAGCTTCTTCGATTAATCTATTAATATCACAATTATAAGGACGCCAATGAGCATCTGAATATTTAGACACATCACCATAAGTTTGAAGACACCATTCCCAAACGACTACTAATTTATTATCATCATCAATATCTAAATCTGATAATTCCCAATGTTTAATTTCTGAAGTATCTTCTACATTATCACTAACAATAATGTTATTAACATCGGGTGTTTCTCTAAAAGTCATTTCACTATCTAGTTCACTATTAGTAATTCGCCATTCACCATGAACTTGTTTTGAATAAATTGTAATAGTTCCATTTACAACTGGACACCGTTTAACACTTCGATATCCTGGTTGTTTAAATCCTGCTCGACCTAATGACTGACCAGGAGTAGTCTGATACTGAACTCCAGATGGATGAAAATGTACTGTAGCATTAAAGAAATCCTTACCTAAAACACAAGTACTACGTCCAAATCGATCTCGCTCATTATATGATTTTTCAATTCGCAAAGCAATTGCTTTAGGATAAATATCAAGCTTACGACGAACCGGATCAACAGAAGCCCAAACAAATTCTGACATAGTTGTTTACAAAAATAATATAATAATATATTATTTTCAATTTTTTATTTTTTCATATATTACATTTTCTTCATTAAGAGCAATCCACTCTTTTTTGTAATGTTGTTCTATTCTTTTCATTTGTTGATAATTTAAATATATTTTAGCTTGAAACAATCTTAGTATATCTTTGGGATATATTACTATTTTATTAGGATTTTCATTTAAATATGCACCCCACCATGATAAAGTAGAATGACTTATTATATTATGATGACATAGAGACATGCACCAAAGATCAATATAATCTGGATTATCTTTATAAAAAATAATATTATGATTACTATATTTAAATATTTTTTCTATTGTCAAAATATCATCCGAAAAAACATTTATAATAATATTTTTATATGTAATATTATTTAAAATATAGTCAATTGCTTTATAAAAAAAATTCAAATTATATTTAATATTTTTACCCCAATTATTTCTAATATGTACTGATATATTTATTGTATTAACATCAAATAAATTATTATATTTATTATTAATAAAAGCCAAACTTTTATCATCTGGTTGTAATAATTTTAAAATTATATCTCTATATTCATCAAAATATAAATGACTTTGAAAATAACCGTTAATACAATAATTATTTCTAATATTTGATTTTATTACTTTTATTAAATTGTTATCATATAATGCATACATTCCTGAAGTTTCGTTTAACGATTTAAAAGTATTTAAATTTAATGAATTAGTTATTAAATTTCTGTATATTGTTTTTTTATGATCTAAATTTAAATTTTCTAATTTTATTAAAAGTATATTTAAATAAGTATTATTAAACTGTAAACCATATTTTTTTGAGATACCAAATGCTGTAAATATTTGAAATAATACATTACCCAATCCAGTATTACTTTTATTAAAAAATGGCGAATTAATTGCTGATATTTTACTTACTATCATTTATTATTAAATTAGAAAATTTATCTTCAAGTAAAGATTGAGAATTTATATTTAAATGTACATTATCTTTAGCATAAAACATATTTTTAGTAGTATTATTATCATTCATAAGATCAGAACTAATTGATTTAAATAATATATCCTCTTTTTTACAATAATCTTCGAGGATATTATTAAATACTCTAGTTATTTTATTTCGCTCTAATTCAGTTTTATAACTAGGCCGTCCATTACCTTGTAAACAATTATTTGATCCACTTGCTATTGGAGCATAAACACCTACATTTTTGTATATTGATTTATAGTACAACAAAAATTTTATATATTTTTGAATAGTTTCTTTTATTATCATTTCTAAGGTTTTTTTGTCTGTTATATGAAAACCAATATGACATCTAATATCTACTTCGCCATAACAAAAAAATAAATAATCATTATATTTTATAGGCAACTGTTTTAAATTATTATTTATAAGATTTATTTTATTTAATAAATTATAACAGGTATATGGCTCGGTTCTAAATGATGCAAAAATATTTTTAAAATATAATTTATTCAAGTTATTAATATAATTATTATTATCATTTATTGTAAATACACAACTGTGACTATCTCCAAATATATAAATCATAATTAATATATATATATATATTAATTATAATAATTGTGACATATGAATATCATATTCTTCAAAATTATTTTTCTTGTAAAATGGTATTAAATTTTTTTTACAAGTTAATGTAATTTTAAATGCATGTAAATTTTTTGAATAATCTAAAGCATATTTTACTAATTGTTTACCAATATTATTACCCCTAAATTTATTATCAACTATAACATCTTCAATTCTTGTATAAATACTACAATTATGAATAAATTTTTGTTCTATAACCAATGTTATTGCACCAATTAAATTATTTTCTAATTCTGCAACAAAAATTTTATTACTTTTAAAAATCGTATTAAATAAATCAATGTATTTTTCTTTAGAAATATAAGCACTAATAGGACGTAATTGGTTTATTAATTTAACATATTGTTCATAATCATCTAGAGATAATTCTCTAAAATTAATATTCATATTAATAATATTATTTATATAAATATTATTTTAAATACTAATTATTATTTATATGAATATTATTTTAAATACTAATTATTATAACAAAATAAAATGATAACCGTTAAATTAAGAGATAAACTTGTAGCACATGATAAAGAATATTTTAAAAATACTAGTAATATTAAATTTGATAGAGGACCTGTTAATAATGGAGATATTGTTATATATACTAATCGTAACTTTAATGAATATTATCCACATGCAAAATTTAATATTGCATTATTAATGGAATCTATTGAGTTAGAAGCAAAGAATTATAATTATGTTATAAATAATTATAAAAAATATGATATTATTTTTACATGGTCCAAAAAAATTTTGGATTTAAATTATAATAATATTAAATTAAATTTATGTGGAACAACTTGGTTGCACGAAACATATAGACAAATATATAATAAAACTAAATTATGTTCTATTATAGCTTCAAATAAAAATTATTTAACAGGACATAAATTACGACATAATATAATAAATTATATTATAAATAATAAAATTAATATTAGTTTATTTGGAAATCGTTTCAAAAATTTACCATATTCAAAAGATCCAAATCCTAAAACATTAAGTAATGGTAAAATTTTAGCATTAAAAGATTATATGTTTTCAATATCAATTGAAAATTGCAAACAAGACTATGAATTTACAGAAAAAATAATTGATTGTTTTTTATCGGGAACAGTGCCTATATATTGGGGGTGTCCAAGTATACATAAATTTTTTAATATAAAAGGAATTATTACTTTTAATACAATAGATGAATGTATAAATATATTAAATAATATATCGGAAGAAACGTATATAAAAATGTTACCTTTTATCGAAGAAAATTTTGAAACAGCAAAAAAATATTGTGATTTTAATGTAGATGAAAATGAAATTATTAAGTTAATTAATAATAATTAAAAAATTATAAATTTATATATGTTGGATACATATCAAGAAATTAAGGAATGGTTTGCTGCAAAGGGAGACGATACTTATATATTTAATCATAATATAGATCAAAATAGTATAGTAGTTGATTTAGGTGCATATACTGGAGTTTGGGCTTCACGATTAAATAAATATATACAGTGCAAAATTTATTTATTAGAACCAGTAGAACACTTTTATAAAGTATTAGAAAATAAGTTTAATAATAATCAAAATATTAATTATCATCAAGTTGGAATAGGAACAGAAGATAAAATTTTATTTTTATCAAGTGACAAAATAAAACAAGATGCTACTAGAATAACATATTCTGATAAAGATAATAATAGTAATAGTAGTAATGGTAGTAATAAAATCCAGATTATTACTTTAGACAATATGATGAATTATTGGGATATTAAACATATTGATTTATTACAAATAAATATAGAAGGTGCTGAATATGATATTTTAGAAAATTGGTTAAAAACAGGTATAATTAATAAAATAAAAATATTACAAATACAATTTCATAATTTTCCTGAAATAGAAAATCATGTTTCTAGAAGAAAAAATATCCAATTAGGATTACAAAAAAATGGCTACAAATTGAAATATTGTTTTCAATGGGTTTGGGAAGCATGGGAAAAAATATAATCAAATTATATATATAATTTGATTATAATATAAAAAATAAATATATATATAAATAAATGGTTTTTAAAAAACACGATGATTATAATTGGGATACTTATACGCAAACACATTATAAAAAACAATTAGAAACATTTCTTTTAACTGGCGATGCAAATGGAAATGGCAAAGATATGATTGTTAATAATTTTTCTATAGTTGATGGGGAGTTAAACTTTAAAGACAATCTTCATCCTAACTGGAAAGAACTATACCATCAAGTAACAAAATTAAATGTAAAAAAAATATTTGAATGTGGTTGTGGATGTGCACATCATCTCATAAATATTTATCGAATTAATCCAGAAATAGATATTAATGGTTGTGATTATTCACAATCACAGATCAACTTGGGTAAAGAAAAATTTAATCTTAATCAATATCCATTTTCTAATAAACTTTATGTTAAAGATTTGGCTATAATACAAAATATTAAAGATGAAGATATATCTGATTTTGTATTTACGCAAGCAGTAACAATGCATTTAGAACATAATAAAGCAAAAAATATGCTAATTAATATGGGAAAATTATCATCAAAATATATATTTTTAATGGAAAATTGGTCTAAACATAATTATGAAAATTTGTTATCAGAAGCATTGCCTAATTTTAAAATAATTCATAGACCCAATGATAGCTATAAATATCAAAATTATTGTTTACTGGAAAAAATATAATTTAATATATCAGTTAAAATAAAATAAATAAAATAAATAAAATAAATATAAATAATATATATTATTTATGTTTAATTTAAAATCTGAATGGGGAGATCATAAAATTTTTAATTATGATGTAAATAAACATCCATTTATTGAATATTTTATAAAATTATTTAACGAGAAAAATTTAGAAAATTTGCATTTAAAATCCCAGGATTATTTAAAAGTAAAAGATGTTTTAAAATTAGGTTATCTAAATGACAAAGACACTGATTTACACAAAATTTTTTATAATGATATTAAATCAAATGTTTTATTCAAAAGCTTATATTGTAATTTTATAAAAGATATATTTGCTTATTTTTATCCAGATGAAAAGATATATATATATCAAAGTTTTCCAAGTATAAGAATACAATATATGGATAGTGTAGTAATTCCACCTCATTATGATTCTGATCATTTAAGTAATCATCCAGTTGGAGAGAAAAACTTTTTAATTCCAATAACAAAAATGAAAAATACTAATAGTATTTACATAGAATCAGAACCAAATAAGAAAGATTTTAAATCTATTGAATTAGAGTATGGAGAGATTTTTTATTTTAATGGTAATAAATGTACTCATTATAATGAACAAAACCAAGAAAATAAATTAAGAATATCTTTAGATTTTAGAATAATTTTATTAAAAGATTATATTAATTATGTATCTAATTTTAATTTAAAAAGTACAAATCCTAGAGATTTAGAAAAAAATAGAGAGCCTACTTTAATGTTATCAGGAGGATATTATCAATTATGTGAAAAAGATACTCCTATCACTGATATGATGAATTGGCATAAAATGCGCTCAATAATGCAACATAGACCTACTTTTGAAAAAGAGGAAGCATTAGCAACTTATTCATACATGTTAGAAGATAATTTTATTACCGAACATAAAAAAACATTAGAATTAGAAGAAATAATTTCTAGTTATATTGGTTGTAAACATTGTATAATGACAACAAGTGGAACAGTAGCAATTATACTAGCATTAATGTCATTAGATTTAAATGAAGGCGATGAAGTTATAGTTCCAAATTATACTATGATTGCAACTATTAATGCTGTAAAATTTTTAAAACTTATACCAGTTATAATTGATGTAGACAAAGATAATTTTACACTTAATTGTGAAGAAATTCAAAAAAATATAACAGAAAAAACAAAAGCAGTAATTCATGTTTCATTAAATAATAGATATACTGATATGGCAAAAATTGTTAAATTATGCAATGATAAAAATATTATATTACTGGAAGATAGTGCCCAATCATTGGGTTGTAAAATAAATAGTAAATCATTGGGAACATTTGGAAAAATTGGATGTTTCTCTCTAAGCACACCAAAAATAATAAGTACTGGACAAGGAGGATTTTGTATTACTGATGATGATGAAATTGCTAGAAAAATTAATATGATTAAAAATTTTGGCAGAAGAGAGAGTGGAAAAGATAATTTTGAAGTATTTGGGATTAATTTTAAATTTACAGATTTACAAGCAGTAGTTGGGATAGAGCAAATGAAAAAATTAGACTATAGAGTAAAAAGAATGAGAGAAATATATAATTTATATTATGAAAATTTAAATGATATAGTTAAAATTTTAGAACCATTAAATGATGAATGGTTACCTTGGTTTGTAGATATTTACATAGATGATAGAGAAAATTTAATAAATTTTCTTAAAATTCATAAGATACAAACTAGACCTGTATATGGAGAAATTAATAAAACAAATATTTATTATTCAAATATAACTTTACCTAATAGCAATTATTGTTGCAATAAAGGATTATTTTTACCATCATATATAACGATAGATAATAATGAAATAATATATATATGTAAATTAATTAAATTATGGTATAATTCAATAAATTTAATTCAATAATTTTAATTCAATAAATTTATCACTAACTTTTTTAAAATTATTTTCATTTGTATTATTTTTAAAATTATAATTTATACATAATGCTGTGTTACTAAAATTATCCATCATAAATTGCAGATAATTTACATATTCATGATTTAAAACTGTTTCTACCTTATTTGCAACTCTACAAAGATGATACCAAATATCATCTGAAGTTTTACATAATTCCATTATATATTGTAAATTAAAAATTAAATCACCGGTTTTATGATAAAATGATGGATGATGTACTGTTCCTACACCACCATTGGCAAAATTATGTAAATGTTTTCTAGTTTGAGTAGGACTCTTTGTATATTTTAAGCCTAGTAGTGTAAACCCGCGATATGCTATACAACATTTATCTTTATTATAATCTGTTACTAATTGGTGTATTAAATTTGGGTGATAATAAATATCATCATCTATAGTTAAAATTAGACAATCTTCATTCCATTTTTCTTTTAATAATGGTAATAATTTTCTATATGGTCCTATATTTTGACACCAACATACTTCAAATATATCATACTTATTAATAAATTTTACTAATTCTTTATTTATCATTTTATCTTTAAATCCTTTATCTAAGAGATACGGTTCTGTTGATAAGAAAATATAACATTTACTAGGTAATAATGTTTGATTGATAATACTTTTAAGTGTTCTTAGTAACTTGTCTTGTCGTTGAAATATACTCGTCATAGATAAATAAATTTTCATTTTATAATTAATATTATATATTTTTTATATAAATATTAATTATAATTATAAGTTATAATATAATCTCTTTGTATTTTTGTATTTCTCCAGGGCTTCATTAATAAATAATAGTCTTGTAATTCTTTATTATTAAAAGCTTCGCCATATATAAATTTTATATTATTAGATAGTAACATCAAATTTGGTACTAATGTTCCAACACTATATATTATATTTGTTGCTCCTAATAGTAACTTAACATCTTCTACTAGGTTATTTTTTTTATATATACTATTTTTATAAAGTTGCAGTAACTTATTTACAACTGGATTTATAGTATCTTCGCAAACAATATAAATTTTATCATATTTATGTTTATTTATTTCTTTGGTATAATATGCTAATGGTGGTGGTACATATGCCGAATGAGGATATTGAGAAAATAAATCTCCACTTCTAATATGTATAACTAAATCATTTTCAGATAATTTATTAATATTATTTATTAAAATGCATCCTTTAATATTTTATTTCTTTAGGTATTTGCGCACGAATATTCCAAAAGAAATCTCCTGTTAAAATTTCATTATTATTATTTTTACTAAAATAATTTTGTATTACTGAAACATTAAAAAAATAATGTTTTTTTTAAAAGTAACATTATGATTAAAATATATAGCAATATCTATAATATTTACTAATTGTGCAATATTATTACCTAATCTACCAGACCAATTTTGTAATACTAACATAATATATATATATATATATATTAACTAATGAATTTAATTTCTTTATTGTATTGAACATGTTTTTCCATTATATCACTATAACTTGCTCGTTGAGTAATTAATGACGGGAATATTCCATAAATATTATTATATTTTTTTTGCATATTTGCATAACAGACATCTATTTCACAATAACAAGTATTTATTTCATTAATAATAGTATCATAAAAAGATTTATCTAAAATATATGCATGAGTAGTATGTGCATTTTTTAATATCTTTAAATTATTAATTTTTGTATCTATATATGGGTTATCTCTAACAATACTAAATCCCAAATATAACATAGCATAATTTATATTATTTTCATTTATATCTTTAATAATATTATTATATTTTTCTATAAAATTATTGCATAATAAGAAGTCATCTTCTAAAATTAAAATTTTACTATAATTATTTATTTTTGCATGATTTATAACTGATAAATGACTTAATTTACATCCTAAAGCTCCTGTTATATAATTTTTACTTAATTTCATATTATTTTTTGAATATTGTATAGGGTTTATTTTTGTTAAATCTGGTCTTATTGCATTAAATCTTTTATAATTTGTTATATTATGTTTTATTAATTGTTCAATACATGTCTTCCATCTGTCTGTGCGATTTTTTAAATTAATAATATATATTTGATCAATATCTTCCATTTCTTATTATTATATAATAAATATTATTTTATCTAGTAATCTAAAATATAAAATTTTATAAATAAAAATATAAGTAATTATATTAAATAAAATTATATTGTGAATAATTTAATTTTTTATATTTTTATTATTTAAACTTTGTATATCAATATTTATTTCATTTTTATTTAATAAATTATGATTTGGAAATACTATATAATTATACTTATTTATATATGCATAATTAATTGCTCTAATTATTTGTAAAACATTATTACTAGTTCTTCCTAACCAATTTGATATTATTAATTTTTATTTTATAATTATCTTTAAAATGTTTATAAATAATTATAATTATATGTTTTCAGGATTAAATAATTTACAGTATAAAATCGTAGCCAGAAGACAATTTAATGATTATGTAGAATTTATTAAAGTTAGTATTTAATATTATTTATATAAAATATTATTTAACATCATAGTCATAACATTTTTTGAATGCACATTTTTTTGATACCACTCATAGCAATTTTTTGACATTACTTCCCACTCTTCTTCTGTTATTTTTGATAATATTTCTTTTAGATCTTTTGGATTATTACATCTAATAAAATGTTTTCCTTCTTCAGGTGGATCCATATAAGAAGTTATACTTACTTCCGGAGTAATAATAGGTACAGTACCTAATCCCATTAATTCAACTTCTCTATGGCATTTTGAACCATAACCTCTAAGTGCTAATCCAAATTTTGCACTTGATAATTTGTGCATATACTGTTCTGGTGTAAATTTATGTTGAGTGCCTTTTGTACAATGATATTCTGATAATACTGAACCCCAATCTAAAGTAGTATTTCTAAAATTATTTTGGGTATCATTTTCTATATTACCTATAAAAATAGTTTCAAGTTGTCTTTCTTTATATAACCTTCTAGGATTATTATCTAGATGTCCCTCATATTTAATTGGATTACGGGGCCAAAATATCCAAGGTTTAACCTTCAGTCCATTTTGTGTAAGTAGTTTACCTTCCTTATTAATATCACCGTTTCCTAATAAAATAACACTACTATGAGTTAATTCTTGATTAAACCACTCTGTTGTAGGTCTGTCATATAAACAAATATTTGGTGCTAACCAACAATGCCCACTGTTAATATTTGATAATTTAATATCACTATTATTTTTTGCCAATAATTTTGCTAATTCTCTAAAACTATCATTATTATGATTCCATATTCCTTGTCTTGGTTGACTAGGTATTTTAATATGCCAACAGTTATCAATTATTCTATTAATTATTGATAGTTCTCTGTATTTTTTTAATTTTAATAAGACATATCCTATTAAATTATTAAATTCCTTAAATCGACCATCTAGAAAATGTGTATGAATAAAAACTAATGGCTTATCTTTATAATAAATATTATTGTTTTTAATATTTATACACTTATATACATATTTGGGATCGTAACCAAGTATAATTCTCCAAGGCATAACATTTATTTCTTCACCAAATTTAAAGATACTATTTTTATAATAATTTGCAAGATCTTCTAATGCTGCCTGCTCATAATAACGAGATTTTTGTGTATATTTTACCCATAAGTTAGGCATTCCTTTATTTTTTGTCCATACACATCCACCATTATAATAACCTACTTCATCTGTATTTTGTTTTTTTATAAAATGAGGTGATAATCCTATATCTTTTGAATGGTCTATACAATTTATGGGATTTAATACCAAAATATCTGAATCTAAAAACATTGTATCTTTCTCATAATTAAGTGTATATTGAATGATATTCGCTTTTTCTAATTGAAACTTATCCCAAATATTTAATTTATCCATCTGCTCTCGATTCATTCCAGTATATCTATCTAATTCTATATTCATTATTATATTTAACTTTGGTTTTAATGTTAATGAATTAATTACTTTTTTTGTTTTACTATCTAGTAAACAATAAACTTTAGCATCTGGATGGTGTAAGCTTAATGAATATAATAATCCTATTAATTCATTATGACAAGTATATGTAGATATTGTACAAAACGAAGAAGGAGCTGACATAATATAATAATATAAATATTTTTATATTATTATTTATTCCTAATAATAAAAATATAATTATGTTAATCATAAATTATTAATATATTCTATATTACATTTATATCTATATAAACTTGTTTCATTTTCATGACAATGAGAAACTAATATATTATTTCCTAATAATGAAGCAGTTGCAGCAAATGAAGAAAATTTTGGAACCATTATTATTTTTTTACTATGTACCAATGAAAAATAATCTCTATATATTGCATCATCTATAATATTTAAAAAAGGATCAACTATATGATAATTTTTATTTAAATTATTAATTAAATATTTTTTATATTTATTATCATCTGATGCAATAAAAATATTCATTTCATCTGTCATATTATTTAAATATTTCAATGTTTTTTTAAATTTATCTACAAAAAAATTATAAGTAAAAAAATCTTTATGCCCACTATTATTACATCTATCTGTAGATCTTATATGAATTGAAATATATGATAAATTGGTATTTATATTTTCAAAATATTTGATATTTTTAGCTGCATTTATCATTTCAATATTATTATATTTACCAAAATTACATTTTATATTTATATTGTTATGAAAATGAGTATCTTGAATTAAAATATTTTTACAATTTAATAAATTATTGTAACTTCTAAAATTGAATTTATTATTCCAAAAATAATTACAGGATATATCATTTTTTATACAATAACATTCCAAATTTATTAATTCTTCTATTCTGTTTCCCAAACCATCTGGTCTACCATTAAATTTTAACATAATATAATTATAATACTCTTTCAAAAGTTATATTTAAATTTTTGTTTTCTAATATTTTATAATTATTGCTTTGTAATCTCTTTGCTATTTTTTCAGTTAACTTATTAGGATCTTTATTTTTTAATAAAAGATCAAATTCTATACACAAATATGTTGGATATATTTCATCATCTAACATCTGATTTAAAACATCTATTTCTGAACCTTCTATATCTAATTTTAATAAGTCTATTTTAGTATGATTATGTTCTTTCATAATATTTTTTATAGAATCAACTTCGACTTCATCATATTCATTTCCAAACATATTTAATACCAGAGATTGAGAAACATAATCAGGATTTGTTTGTTTATAAAATTTTAGTTTTGTTTTTTCTCGATATAAACCTTTATCTATATAATTAAAATTTTCAAAATTTGGATTTAACCCTATAATATTTTTTAAATAATCATTTTGAATATTACCACTTAATGCTATAATTTTTGTTTTAAACATTTGTTTTACCTCTTCATAATGTTTTATTGCTCTTTGTGTTGGATCTATTAAAAAAATTTTACATTTATATTTATCTTCTAATTTTAAATCAAATGACATATCTTCTCCTACTCCTCCTGAATAAACTATACTATTACTATCTAATTTAGCATTTATAGGAATTGCCCAACCACCATAATTTGTTCCTAGAGTTTCCATATATATTTAAATATATAATAATACATTTAATACTAAATTATATTAACTATTAATTACCAGTAACATCCATCTTCTATTATATGTTGATTGCTAATCATTTCACTATTAGATGGTCGTATAAATTTAGTATTATTTTCTCTAATAATTTTATGCCAAAGTGGATTAGATTCCCATCTTTTTCCCATTACTCCAAATAATAATTGTAATCCACCACCTATATAAATGGCACTTTTATTCATTTTAGATTTTATAAATTCACATAAAGGTAAACCATATCCTCCACATCCTAATAATGCTATATCAAATTCTAATTTACTGATATCATTACACATCAAATTATATGTTTCCAACCAATTATTATGTATACAATTACCTGCACTTGTTTGATATGTTTTATAAAAAATAAACTCTTGATCATCTAAAAATATTTTTTTATTAGGATCTTTAAATATTTGAAAATTATTTTGTAATTGTTTTTTAAAAGAATCTACAAATGGGTTTATAATTAAAACTTTTTTACCAATTAAATAATGCGACCAAGGTTTTTCATTTTGTAGACATATATAAAATGGCTCTAAAACTCTACTATGTAATATATCTAAATTAAATTTATTAATAAAATACATTTGCTGATCTACTAGATATTTAAAACAAGCTAGATATCTACTATTTTTAATACAACTTACATATAACTCCAAAAATACTTTTAAATTTCTTGGATTTACATTATAAATACCAGCATTATTGTTTAATTGAATTAAATTATCTGGATTAAATTTATTAAATTTCAGTTTTTCATAACATATATTTATTTCCTGACCTACTCTACTAATTATAAATGGTTCGTTGCTTTCTAATAAGTTAATAAGTTTTTTATTAGAATCACTTATATTCATAATATAAATATATAAATATAAATAATATATTTATATTCATATTCATATTACATTTTTATATATTGTTCTATTAAATCTTTATGTTTATTTGCTAACTCTAATGTATCTTTTCGTAACATAGACACATTTATAGATGCTACTAATTCATTATCTGTAAAATTCGGATCATTATTTATATCATATCTAGGTTCACCCCCTAAGTTTACAGCCAAATGATTATATAATGGATATAGATAATTTGGATGATATACCATATTATACCAATCATCACAACACCAGTTTTTTATCTCTATTGGAAAAAACCATCCAAATATATCCATATGTTTATAAGAAACAAATGCTTGCGTTAAAATTCTATTATTATTATTAATTGGCCCTGCTAATCCTATATCATTATTTGATTTTAATGCTTTTATACAATCATTAATCCAACCTTTTGTTCTAAACTCCATATCATCGCCACATTGATAATAATAATCACAACTTCTCTTGTATGCATCACTAAATAATCTATTCCACATTTGTGTAACATGTCCTTTTGGTATTTCGTCCATTGTCATAAAAACAAATTCTATGTTTTTAAACACTTTATTAAATCTTATAATTTCCTCTTGCTCTTCTATTTTACTAAAAATTCTATCATCTTTATCTACGCCCACATAAAAAATATAATCGTGTTCTCTATCAAATGTACTTAAAAAAGATTTTAATGTCATATTAAATAGATAACTGTCTTTTATATTAACCCAACTATCTCGTTTTTTACTAGTTGCTAATATTAATATTGCTATTTTAATTTTTTTTTTATTATTTGATATATTATCTCCAAGATTCATTTAGATATAATATATTACCTATTTATATTTAAATTTTGTACATTTATTATTTATATTCTAATTTTCCTCTTTATCAACATAAACATTATTACAAAGATTTTTAACAATTTTCTCTCCATATTCATCTACTGATTTACCACACTCACTTATTAACTTTGCAAATTCTTCTTGTTGTTCAGGAATATTCATATAATCAGGATGTTCATCTAACCATATTTTAATATTTTTTATCTGTTTTGATTCTACTTTTTTTAACGCTTTACCAATATATTCTCTATTATCATCTTTTTCCCATTCCTGATTTTTAATATATAAAGTTTCTCTCTTTTTATCAGTACAATGTAATGGTCGTTCATAGAGAGATAATTTATTGATATTCTCTATAATAATATTACTTATTCCTTGAACTTGACCTTTCTCTCTCGTTGTTAAAAGATCTTTCATTGAAATTTCTATTTTTTCTATAAATTCATCCATCGATAATGCATCCTTACATTTTTCATTTAAAAAAACATTTATATTAAATTTCTGTTTTAAGGTATTATTATTATTACCAACCTTTGGTATAAGTTCTGTAATTTGTTGATTTTGTTCTTTTAATTGATTTCTTAATTCTTTATTTTCATTCATTAAAAAATTCATTTTCTCACTATTATCTGTCATAATTTTAATTATTAATGATTTTAATTCATCTTTATTCTCATTACTTTCAATAAT